ATGCCCGTCCTGCCTGCCGCCCACCTGATTGCCCGTGATGTTGCCACTGCGCTGGCCGAGGATATCGGCGCGTGTGACTGGACGGCCAGTCTGGTTGCCGCCGACGCGCAGGGCCATGCCACGGTACTGGCCCGGGAACCGGCCGTTATCGCCGGCATCGCCTGGTTCACCGAGTGCTTCCGCCAGGTCGAGCCGGCCGTGCACATCGTGTGGCGGGTTGCCGATGGCGACCGCGTCGAATCCGGCACGGTGCTGTGCGAGCTGGACGGGCCGGCCCGTGGCCTGCTCAGCGGAGAGCGCTGTGCACTGAACTTCCTGCAGTTGCTGTCGGCGACCGCGACCGCGACCCGCCGGCATGCCGACCTGGTTGCCGGCACCCGGGCCCGGGTCTACGACACGCGCAAGACCCTGCCGGGCCTGCGCCTGGCGCAGAAGTACGCCGTTTGCGTCGGTGGGGGCGAAAATCAGCGCATCGGCCTGTACGACGGTGTGCTGATCAAGGAAAACCACATTGCCGCTGCCGGCGGCATCCGCGAGGCACTGGCACTGGCAGCCGCCACGGTGCCGGCCACGGTGCCGGTGCAGATCGAGGTGGAAACGCTGGGTGAGCTCGAGCAGGCACTCGAAGCCGGGGCAACCCTGGTGCTGCTCGACAACTTCGATACCGACGGTCTGCGTGCCGCCGTGGCACTGACCGCAGGCCGTGCCCGGCTCGAAGCCAGCGGCAATGTCAACGCCGACACGCTGCGCGCCATCGCCGAAACCGGCGTCGACCGGATCTCCATCGGCAAGCTGACCAAGGACGTACAGGCCATCGACCTGTCGATGCGTTTCGCCTGATGTGGGCTGCTCACCTGTCTGTCACTCCCCGTCCATAGCGCCCGGATCTGTCCGGGCCTGTCGTGGCGCGGGTTGCGGCGGATCGGGGGCGGGCGGTGTCTGGCGCGGGCGGGGCGGTGCCGGCGCGGTTTTGACGCGCTGTGTGACACCGCCCGCATCGTTCAGGCGATCTGGCGTCCGAACCAGACCACGCGGCCGATGATGGAGAAATCGTCCGGCGGGTTGTGGCTGTCGACCGAAAACGGCTTGTAGGCCTCGTTGGCGCTGGAGATTTCCAGTGTGCCACCGGGTAGCCGCTGCACGCGCTTCACCACCAGATCCCCGTCGATGCGCAGCACGAACAGGCCGCTGGTTGCAGAGGTATCGCTGCGGTTGATCAGAATGACGTCCTTGTCATTCAGTACCCCCTCCATCGAATCCCCCTTGACCGAGATGACCGACAGGTCGTGCGGGTCCGCATGCAGGTAGTTGACGATCCAGTAGCGGCGGAACGCCATGGTGAACACCGGCTTCTCGCCGTCGCTCGCCGCACCGTGCCCGGCCGATGCCTGCAGATTGTAGCGGGGGACGAACACGAACTCGTCCAGATCGACCGGACTGCCCAGCGTGTCCAGGCACAGACACTGCTCGGCCTCGGGCAGGGGCGCCCCGCGCAGCATCGCGCCTTCACCGGTCAGCAGCCAGCCCGGATCGACATTGAACTGCGCGGCCATCGCCCGCAGCAGCGACGGCTTCGGCTCGCGCTTGCCATCCTCATACAGCTGCAGCGAACTGCGCGTCATCTGCAATTGTTGCGCGAAATCGTCGCGGGACATGTGTGCGACCTGATCGCGCACGACACGGATACGGTCGCCCAAAACAGGGAACTCCATTCGGGGTTTGCCGTAGGAACCCAGAATCGACTCTTTGGCGACGACACCCCGTTCGGGGTTTGCGTCAACCGCCTGATTCGAATAAGTATTCGCCATTTAAACCTCGATTAGTGTTGCAAACGACCCCGAAAAAAGACAGAAATATCTCAAAAGCGGTTGTTGTGTGTTTCTTCTGGGGTTAGCATGCGCTCATGAACTCACCCGAAAGGAGTCATCCATGAGTGCATCACACCCGCCAAAAAAGCCCGCCCACGACTGGCATCGGGCGGACATCGTCGCAGCCCTGCACAAGGAGGGCTGGTCATTGCGGGAGTTGTCCCGGCAGAGCGCATTGAGTGCGGGAACACTGAAAGCAGCGCTGGATCGCCCGTGGCCGAAGGCAGAACGCATCATTGCGACCGCGATCGGGGTTGCGCCGGAATCGATCTGGCCAAGCCGATACAAACGGCGACATTTTAAGCCAGTTTTGTCACGCATTTCTGAGAGAACTGAGGAAACTCATCAACTTGGCGCACCCGAAAGTGGGCTTTCGACCACGGTTGATGACGTTTGCAGACCGAAAAGTCCGAAAACAACCCCGATTGCATTCCCGGGCAAGGAGCCGCTGCCATGCCAGCGTGCCTGAAGTCGCCCGCCCCCCCGTCGCCGGTCAGCATCAAGACCCATTACAGCGCGGCGGAACTGGCGGCACTGAAACTGCCGGGACTGCCGGCAACCGAGCGCGGCAACTAGCTGCTCGCCAAGCGGGAAGGCTGGGCATCGCGCAAGCGCGCCGGCCGCGGCGGCGGACGGGAATATGCGCTGGATGCCTTGCCGATCGGGGCGCGTGACTGCCTGCGGGCCCGGGTTGCCCGCCAGTTGCTGGCGACGGGGCCGGTCGTGGCACCGGCGCCGGCATGGCAGGAACCGGCGCTGCGCGAACCGGTTTCGCTGACCGGCCGCCAGCAGGGCGTGGAAGCCGCGCGCATGGGCGTATTGACGGCCATCGAGCGGCTGATGGGCAGTTGCGGACTCAGCAAGGAGCGCGCCATGCAGCACCTGCTGGCCAGCGTGCAGACCGGGCAGGCCGACGCACTGACCGTGGCGATGCTGAAGCGGGCCTGCGACGAACGCGGTCGTCGCCATGGCGACGGGCTGCCCGGCATCCGCACGCTGAAGCGCTGGTTTGCCCGCCGCGAAGCCTGCCAGCTGGCGCCGAAGGTGCGCCAGACCGACCTGTCGCTGCCGTGGTGGGCGCGGGATTTCCTCGGTCACTGGCAACAGCCGCAGAAACCGTCGGTCGAACTCGCCTACCGGCTGTTCGTCGCCGGGCAGCTGGCACAGGACCCGGAACGCGAACTGCCGAGCATCCATGTGATACGCCGTTTTCTGAGAAAGCTGGGCACGGTCAGCCGCGAAGCCGGCCGGCTTGAAGCGCGTGAACTCAAGCGCCTGCAGCCGTTCGTCCGTCGTGACTTTGCCGATTTGCTGCCGAACGACGTGTGGAGTGCCGACGGTCACTGCTTCGATGCCGAGGTCCAGCATCCGTTGACCGGGCGACCGTTCCGGCCGGAAATCACCAGCATTATCGACATCGCCACCCGGCGGGTGGTCGGCTGGTCGATCGACCTGGCCGAGTCGGGGCTGGCCGTGCTGGACGCGTTGCGGATGGCGGTCGGCCAGGCCGGCACGCCGGCGATCTTCTACGTCGACAACGGCTCCGGCTACGTCAACGCGCTGATGAAGGACGAGGGCACCGGCCTGATGGGCCGGCTCGGCATCAGCATGAGCCACTCGGTCGCCTACAACTCGCAGGCCCGCGGCGTGATCGAACGGCTGCACCAGACGCTGTGGGTCAGCGCGGCCAAACAACTGCCGAGCTATATCGGCGCCGACATGGACCGGCAGGCGCGGCAGCGCCAGTTCCGCATCACCCGCGCCGCGGTTCGCCACGGTGGCCGGCTGCCGATGATGGGCTGGGACGATTTCCTGGCCTTCGCCGGCGAACGGGTCGCCGAGTACAACGCCCGCCCGCACGCCAGTCTGAAAAAGCGCAGCCCGGATGCGGTCTGGACCGGTTTCGAGCAGCGCGGCTGGCAGGCGCAGCGCGAGGACGATGCCACGCTGGAACGCCTGTTCCGTCCGCGGCTGGAGCGGACGGTGGACCGGGGCCAGGTGCGGCTGTTCAACAACGTCTATTTCAGCACCGCGCTGACCGAGCTGCATGGCGAGTCGGTACAGGTCGCCTACGACATCCATGAAGCCGAGCGGGTGTGGGTGTACCTGCCCGATGGCCGCTTTGTCTGCCATGCCGACTGGAATGCCAACCGGACCGCGTACTTCGCCCGGCCGGTGATCGAGCAGAAGCGTGCGGCACGTGCCGAGGCCGCCCTGCGCCGGCTCGACGAGCGGCGTGATGCGGTCGAGGCCGAGCGTGACGGCAGGGCGGCACTGGCACCGGTCACGGCACCGGTACTGCCCGGGCTGGCCGGACGCGACATCGCCGGCGCCTTCGAGCGGCTCGATGCCATTGACGTGCCCGCTGCCGAAGCCGCGCCGCGCCGGCTTGCCCCCGCGCCGGCCGGCGACGACTTCAGCGTGCCGCCGACACCGGCCCTGCGCTATCGCGCCTGGCTGATGCTGGAGGCCCGCACCGCTGACGGTACGCCGCTGACGGCGCGGGAGGCCAGGTGGCTGGCCAGCTATGCCCGCAGCCATGAATTCAACGTGATGAAGCAGACCGGTCACAGCGACGCCACCGCGTAGCCGGCCCCCGGTACACCGAACAAGAAAGGACCGCGCCGATGAATCCCTGCGCACCGAACCGCATCGCCGCCATTTCCAGCCTCGACCTGGTCGCGGTGGTCATGGAAAAACTGCTGCACCGTCAGGACGGCCTGCCCGGGCTGGCGGTCTATTACGGCCCGTCCGGCTGGGGCAAGACCACGGCCACGCTGGCGGTGGCCAACCGCACCCGTGCCTATTACGTGCAACTGCGTTCCAGCTGGGCACGCAAGGATCTGCTGGAAAAAATCCTGCAGGAAATGGGCATCCGCCCGGTCGGCCGCACCACCCAGCTGCTGGACCAGATCTGCGAGCAGCTGGTCGCCAGCCGCCGCCCGCTGGTGCTGGACGAGTTCGACTATGCGGCGACCCGCGACGTGATGATCGAGCTGGTGCGCGACATCTACGAAGGCAGCCAGTCCAGCCTGCTGCTGGTCGGCGAGGAACGGCTGCCGCACAAGCTGAAGCGTCACGAGCGCTTCCATGGCCGGGTGCTGCGCTGGCTGCCGGCCGCTCCGGTCAGCCATGACGATGCGCGCCGGCTGGCCGACAGCTACTGCCCGGACATCCGCGTCGCCGATGACCTGCTGGCGCAGCTGGTCGCCCTGGCGCACGGCTCGGTGCGGCGGGTGTCGGTCAACCTGGTCAATGTGTACGACACGGCGCTGGTCGAGGGCTGGGACGAAGTCGACCGCGCGCAATGGGGCGAACGGCCGCTGTACACCGGTGACGCACCACGCCGGCGCGGGCGGGGGGAGGCCGGATGAGCACCCCGAACCGCATCCTCGACGCTGGCGTGACTGCACGGCTGGGCCTGCAGAACCGGGTACTGCGCCACCTGCGCACCCTCGGCGTGCCGGTGCTGGCCACCGGCCTCGATGACGAACTGACCCTGGTTGTCGCCGCCGTCGACGGCCGGCGGCTGCGCCGGCAGGCCAGCTGCGTGACCCGCCGCCGTACTGGCATCGGCGAGCTGTTCAGCATCCATATCGACGGCTGCCGGGTGACCTGGCTGGAAACGCCCACCCCCGACGAATCGACAACGAACCGACAACGGAGCAAACCATGAATGCCATTCCGCACGGCTACAAGCAGGACGCCAAAGGCCGCCTGATCCCGCTGGAAGCCATCAAGCCGATCGACCTGGCCCGCGATGAACTGGTCGACGACATCGTCGAGCGGGCCCGCACCCTCAGCCAGGCCCTGGCTGCATTCAAGGCTGGCGTGTTCGCCGACATCGGCGCCTTTATCGAGCTGTCGGCCGAGCGCTACGACGCCCGCGTCGGCGGTGCCAAGGGCAATGTGTCGCTGGTCGGCTTCGACGGCCGCTACAAGGTCCAGCGTGCCGTCCAGGACACGCTGACCTTCGACGAGGGACTGCAGGCCGCCAAGGCGCTGATCGACGAGTGCGTCCACGAATGGACTGCCGGTGCGCGCAGCGAAATCCGCGCGCTGATCAACGACGCATTCAATGTCGACAAGGAAGGCAAGATCAGTACCGGCCGCATTCTCAGCCTGCGCCGGCTCGATATCCACGACACCAAGTGGCAGCGCGCGATGGACGCGCTGAACGACTCGGTACGGGTGCAGTGCTCGCGCAGCTATATCCGCGTGTACGAACGCATCGGCGACAGCGACCAGTACCGGCCGATCCCGCTCGACATCGCCGGCGCGTGACAGGGTCACCATCGGCGAAGGCGATGAAATCACCCACCGGGTTAGCGCCGGCGTGACCGCCTAAGCTGCGCAGGACAATGAAACCGGTCATGCCCGGCCGGTTTCCCACTGCCCATATCAAAAGGAAAGCACATGACACGTCATCCGGCATCGGTGGCCGTCACCTGTCGGCCCGGGAGGCAACCGGCATGAAACTGGAACAAGTCGAATACCTGTTGCCGGAAATGGCCCGGCTGATCGCCACCCTGATCGGCCTGCCGCGCACGCTGAGCCTGATCGAGGCCTGGGGCGGGACCACCTTCCCGGTCAGCAAGAACAAGCGCCGCGACGGACAGATCCGCTACGACGCGCTGGCCGAAGTGGTCGGCGTCGAGGCGGCCGACATCCTGACCCGCCATTTTGGCGGCGAGGTGCTGGCGATTCCGCGCTGTGCGGCAGCCATGCGCGAAGTGCGCGACCGCATGATCCGCGCCGAGTTCGACGCGATGACGCGGGAACATGCCGCCCTGTTTGCCGCCAACCAGCTGGCACGCAAGTACCAGATGACCGAGCGCAACGTATGGCTGGTCCTGAAGAAAGCCGACCAGCTTGCCGACAGCACCCAGCCGGCCCTGTTCTAGCCTGCCGGCACCCGGCTTACTGAAGCCTGTCACCACGCCCCGCCCGGGGCGTTTTTTTATGCTGGTGCCGTTCCGTTTCCTGCGAATTTCATCATGGCAAGCCGCCGAATCGAAGACCTTCATCCCGACCTGCAGCCGTTGTGCACCGCCTTTCTGCGCCAGTGCCGTGCGGCCGGCATGGACCCGCTGATTACCTGCACGTACCGAGATGGCGCCGAGCAGGACGCGCTGTACGCGCAGGGCCGCACCCGGCCCGGTCCGCGCGTGACCAACGCCCGTGCCGGCCAGTCCGCACACAACTTCACCCTGGGTGGCAAGCCGGCCGCCCGTGCCTTCGACGTGGTGCCGCTGATCAACGGCAAGGCAATGTGGGATGCCGCGCATCCGCACTGGCAGCAGATGGGCCGCATCGGCGAGCAACTGGGCCTGAACTGGTACGGCAGGCCGACCGCCCGCTTCCGCGAGTTCCCGCACTTTGAACTGGCGAAGGGCGGGGCGTGATGCGCTGGTCCGAGCTGCTCACCCACGCCGACAGCGGCCGCCTGAGCCACACCAAACTGTGGGCGAACATCGCCAGCGCCTCGTCGACCGGCATGTTCATCTATCAGGGCATCCACGACACGCTGACGTCGGAAACCTGGCTGATCTACCTCGGCCTGGTCGGCGGCTATGCCGCCGCGCTGCGGCTGATTGCCGCCTGGCGTGTCAAACGGGATGCAAAAAATGATTAGCCAATTCCTGAGCACAACCACCCTGGCCACCGCCGGCCGCGTCCTGGCCATCGTGGTGCCGCTGGCACTGGCTGGCACGCTCGGTTACCGCCTCGGCAGCAGCCAGACCGCCAAAAACTACACCGCACAGCTCGCCGAGCAGACCGCCCACTACGACCGCGAACGCCAGGCGGTGGCCGATGCCCGTGCCACCGAACTCGGTGCCGCCCTGACCGAGCAACAGCGTCTGAACGACCAGGCGCACCAGGTCGGCTATGCGCTGATCGAGGCCCGCGCCGAACTGGCCAATGCCCGGTCTCAACTCACCCGGAGAATCGACAATGCGACCCGCTCTGATGGCGACCGCTTTACTGGCCTTGGCCCTGACAGCCTGCGCGTCTACCGCGCCGCCCTCGGCTACCCCGAGCGTGATCCGGATCTGCCCGCAACCGACGCCGGACATACTGCACAAGCCGGCTCGGCCACCGGCCCCGACGCCGGGTTATCGCCCGGTGACCTCATCGCGCACGCCGCTGACTACGGCCAGTGGTGCCAGCAACTGGATGTCCAGCTGACGGCTGTCGCGCGACTCTTCCCCGTTTCCCAGGGTGATACCCATGAATGAGCAACCGCAACAAACGGCCGCCACGCGTGCCGTGATCGACGAAATCAAAATCGCCGCCGCTCGGCTGGATGAGCTGCTCGACGACATTCCGCGATTCGGCGGTGACGCAGCCTGCGCACTGGCGGCGCGCGTCGCCCTGGAACAGGTACGGTCGCTGGCCATTCAGGGGGTGGGCGCCTGATGGACCAGTTCGACCAGGCGCAGGCGCTGGAGGCTCGCCATCGCGAGGTGGCACTGACAGCCCATCGTGAGCGTGCCGCTCGTCCGAGCCTGAGCCACTGCGCGGACTGCGGCGACGCGATCCCCGAGCCGCGTCGCCTCGCTGCACCGGGCTGTACCCGGTGCATCACCTGCCAATCCAGCCACGAAAAATGGAGCCGTTAATGGCTGAACAGAACAATGAACTGACCCGCGCACTGGGCCGCATCGAAGGCAAGCTGGACATGATCGTCTCCAGCCAGGCTGGCCAGGCCGAACGCCTGGACGCGATGGATGGTCGTCTACGTCACGTCGAGCAGCAGGCGGCCCGCGCCGGCGCCATCAGTGGTGCCATCGTGGCCGTCGGCACTGCGCTGGCAACCGAACTGGTCAAACGGACGCTCCTGTAGGCATGGCGCATTCCCCTGAGATCCGCGACCGAGTGCGTCGGCTGTACGTGTTCGAGCGCCTCGGCCTGGAAATGGCTGCGCTGCAGTGCGGGGTATCCATGTCGACGGCTGGGCGCTGGAAGCGCGAGGCCGAAACCGCTGGCGACGACTGGGACAAATTGCGTGCTGCCAACATCCTTGCTGGCGGTGGCATCGAGAATGTCGCCCGAGCCGCCCTGACCGGGTTCATGACCCAGTACCAGGCGACGATGGACACGCTGAACAGCAACGCCGAAATCCAGGCCGAGGCAAAGGTCAAGATGCTGGCGTCACTGGCAGACTCCTTCAACAAAACGGTCTCGGCATCACGACGCGTCCTGCCGGAGACATCCCAACTCGCCACCGCAATGGAGGTGGTCCAGGCGCTGGCCGTGTTTATCCGCGAGAACTATCCGCAACACGCGGCAGCGTTTGTTGAGATTCTGGAGCCGTTTGGCAACACCCTGGCCAAGAACTATGGCTGACATTTCCCAGCGAGAATTTCTGGCCGGCCTGCGCGAGCTGAAGGCGCAACTGGGCCGTGACATCGAGGCTCACCAAGGCGGATTGGATGCATCCCCCGATGCAATCGCAGCTCGCCGAAAACGCGTGCTGCTCGGCGACTTTCAGTTTTTCGCCTACACGTACTTCCCTCACCATATCCGTGGCGAGCCGTCACTGTTCCATGCTCACTTTTGCCAGCGTTTTCCGCAACTACTCAGCCAGGCTGGCGGTGTGACCGAGTGGTGGGTGGCGCCTCGCGGCGAGGCGAAATCGTCATTGTTGACCAAGATTGGCCCGGTCTGGTGCGCAGTCCACGCCTTGCTGCAACGGTCGGAGATTCAGCGTGAGGTCGGTTGGGATGGCCCGCCGCCGCCGTTCATTGACTACATCATCCTACTGGGAGCCGAAACCCGCCTGCCGACCAAACTGCTGGAGGTCATCAAAACCGAGTTGACCGTCAATGCCAATCTGGCAATGGATTTCCCGGAAGCGTGCGGCAAGGGGCAGGTCTGGAAGGTGGGCGAATTTGTCACGGCCGCCGGCGTCAAGGTTGAGCCGTTTGGCGCCGAGCAGGCAATCCGGGGGACATTCCATGGCGCCAGCCGGCCGAAGTTACTGTTAGGCGATGATCTGATTACTGATGCCGAGGCCAAGTCGCCGACCGAACGCGAGAACCGCTGGAACTGGCTGGGCAAGGCTATCGACTACCTCGGACCGCCGGACGGTTCAGTGAAGTACTTCGGCATCGGCACTGTGCTTGACCGCGACGACCCCATCAGCCGAGCCAAGCGGACCATTGGTCATATCGTTCACCACTTCCGTGCCATCGAGGCGATGCCGACCCGCATGGATATGTGGGAGCAATGCACGGCGATGATGCTCAATGAGGACAGGAAGGCAGAGGAAGCGGCGAATGAATCTGGCCGCAAACTGGCTGAGGCTGAATTGCCATCATTCCAGTTTTACACGGCCAACCAGGTGCAGATGGAGGATGGTGCGCGGATCTCCTGGCCGGCAGTGCGCTCGCTGTACTGGCTGATGCGTCAGCGCGCCAAGAATGCCAAGGCATTCAAAACGGAAATGCAGGGCGACCCCCGCAGCGATGAGGACAAAACGTTTGCCCGGCTCGAATACTGGGTTCATCGCCAGCGTGACTGGCTCATGTTCGGTGGCTGCGACCCGTCGATGGGCCGGGGGGAAACCTCTGACCCGTCGGCTATTCTGGTGGGCGGCTGGGACCGTGTGGCCAAAAAACTCCATGTGATCGAGGCGGCCATCAAGCGCCGTGTCCCGTCGAAATTGGAATCCGACCTCATTGCCGCCCAGCGTGAATTCCGGTGCCTGGCATGGGGGTTTGAAAACAACAACGCCTATGAGCACTCACGCCAGACATTCGTCCAGGCGGGGATGGACCAGGGCGTGCCACTGCCGCTGATCGGGGTGACCGCCTCTGTTGCGCCAGAGGTGCGAATCGACTCGCTGGAGCCGTATATCACGGACCCGTTCACCCCCCGCATTCTGTTCAACCCGGCCCTGACGCTGTTGCTGGCTGAGCTGGACACCTGGCCTGAGCCTCAGACCGGGCATCACTACGACGGGCTGAGCGCACTACACATCCTCTGGATGATCGCCTCCACCCGTGGCGGTGGCGCCGCCTTCGACTACACCCCCGTGCCACGTTCCAGTGGTCGCGATGACAACGACAGATTCGGCAGCTTTGCTGCCGGTGCCTGGTAGGAATGACAAATATGGTGCAAATCCTCGACCAGTACGGCAACCCCATCCAGCGCGAGGTACTCAACGAACCGCAAACGTCGCGGTTAGGCTGGGTTACGCACGAATTCGCCGACCATCCATCTCGCGGTCTGACGCCACAACGCCTGCATCGCATCCTGGAGGATGCCGAGCGCGGTGATATTGCCGCTCAGCATGACCTGTTCGTCGATATGGAAGAGAAAGATGCCCACATTTTTGCGGAAATGTCGAAGCGCAAGCGCGCGCTGCTGACGCTGGACTGGAGTATTGAGCCGCCGCGTGATGCAACACCCGCCGAAAGAAAACAAACCGCCCAACTGCAGGAACAGCTGCGCGACATTGCCGACCTGGACGACGTTTTTCTCGACGCCCTGGACGCCATTGGCCACGGATTTTCTGCGCTCGAAATTGAATGGCAGCGCCTGGGTAGTGACTGGCTCCCGCGCAGCCTGACCCACCGACCGCAGCGCTGGTTTCAGACCGCACAGACTGACGGCAATGCGCTGCGGTTGCGCGATGGCACGGCCGACGGCGCCGAGCCGTGGCAATTCGGCTGGGTCATCCATCGCCACCGCGCTAAATCCGGCTATTTGACACGCGCCGGTCTGCATCGTGTGTTGGCATGGCCGTATCTGTTCAAGAACTACAGCGTCAGAGACTTGGCCGAGTTTCTGGAAATCTATGGGCTGCCGTTACGAGTCGGCAAATACCCGGCCGGCGCCACCGATGACGAGAAAGCGACGCTGCTGCGCGCTGTCGCCGGCATCGGCCACAACGCGGCCGGCATCATTCCCGAGGGCATGCTGATCGAATTCCAGAATGCCGCACAGGGTAGCCACGAGCCATTTCAGGCCATGTCCGACTGGTGCGAACGCAGCCAATCTAAAGCGATTCTCGGCGGCACATTGACCAGTCAGGCGGACGGCAAATCCTCGACCAATGCGCTCGGTACCATCCATAACGAGGTGCGGCACGACCTGCTGGTTAGCGACGCCGGGCAGCTATCCGGCACGCTGACGCGTGACCTGTTGTACCCGATGGCGGTACTTAACGGGGGCCAGGTCGACCCGCGCCGCATGCCGCGCCTGGTGTTCGATACGCGCGAGCCGGAAGATCTTAAATTGTACAGCGAGGCGCTGCCGCCCCTGGTTGCGCTGGGTGTGCCGGTGCCGGTCAGTTGGGTGAATGACAAGCTCGCGATCCCGGCGCCGAAAAATGGTGAGCCCGTCCTGGTCGCCCCACGCCCGGACATGGCACTGCCCCCCGAGTTGCGTCCGAAACCGGCTCAGGCAGCGCTGTCCTATCGCCACGTCGCCCTGAATGACCAGGGCGAGGTGATCTATCCCGATCAGGCCGCACTGGATGCCGCATCGGTGCCTGACGCATTGAATGCTGGACTGGATGCGCTGATGGCCCCGGCCATCCTGGCGATCCGGGATGGTGCGACGCCGGACGATGCCATTGCAGCGCTGGCTGCAGCCTATCCCGACATGGACGATACGGCCATCAGCGAGATCCTGGCTCGCGCGATCTTTGTCGCTGATGTATGGGGCCGGGTGAATGCCCAGGACTGACGTCGACCTGTCCTACGCCATCGGCCTGCCGCCAGCCGAGGCAATCAAATACTTTGAGCAGAAAGGGTACGCCATCGGGTTCCGTTGGCAGGACGTCTGGGCCGAGGCGCATGCGCGGGCATTTACCGTTGCCGGCGTCACCAAACTCGACATCCTGACCGACATCCGCAACGGGCTAACCGATGCGCTGCGAAACGGCGGCACGCTGAGCGATTTCCAGCGGCAACTGCAGCCGATGCTGGAGGCACGCGGCTGGTGGGGGCGTGGCCGGGTTGTCGACCAGGCCACAGGTGAGGTTGCGGGCAAACGGCTGAACAGCCGGCGCCTGGAAACGATTTTCAGGCAGAACATGCAGTCGGCCTATATGGCCGGACGCTACCAGGAACAGTTGGCGGGCGCCGACCTGCGCCCGTATGGGGAATACGTGGCGGTCCTGGACGGCCGCACCCGGCCGGCACACCGCACACTGCACGGCCGTGTGTTCCGGCTCGACGATCCGTTCTGGCGCACGTTCTACCCACCGAACGGCTGGCGCTGCCGCTGCCGCGTGCGAACCCGCAGCCAGCGTGACATTGACCGTCTCGATCTGCCCGTGTCATCAAGTGAGGGGCGGCTGGAAACGGTCGACCAGCCGATAGGCCGCGATGGCGAAACACGGCCGGCGGTGGCATTCCGAGGGCCGGATGGCAAACGGTTCACGACCGATGCCGGGTTCGGCTACAACCCCGGCCGCGCTGCCTACCAGCCGGAACTGGACGGCTACCCCGCCGACGTGGCCAGGCAATATGTGCGTGGCACGCTGACCGGCCCGGACTTTGCCCGCAGCTATCGGACACTGGAATCCCGGGTCGCCGAGCGCGTGGCCAGCGGTCAGACGCTGGCGCAGATGCGCGATGGACTGGTGGTCGGCCAGCGCTGGCCGGTGGCGGTGCTGTCGGATGAGTATCGAAAGCTGCTCCAGGTCGAGACGCAGACGGTGTGGCTATCGGATGACACGCTGGTCAAACAGGCTGTCAGCCGTGAGGGTCAGGATATCGGCCTGGATGACTACTGGCGGGTACAGGGCGTAATCGAGCGGGCGCAACTGATTGTGCGCCAGGGCGAACTGAATCTGGTGTTTGTTCGTCGGGCCGGCCGTATTTACCACGCGGTGGTCAAGGCGACAGCCAGCGGCCGGGCGTTGTTCCTGACGTCGTTCCGGGAGAGCAATGCACGTGCAGTATCAGCGGCAATGCGTCGCGGCGAGGTGGTGCGGAATGCATGGGAATAGACGCCGGGAGGGACTCCCACTGCACCCTCACGCGCTCCGCTCTGGTGAGCGGGCTACGGCCGGGAGTATTCACCGTGTTTCCGGCGTCTGCATTGAGTATAGCCATGATTGAAATCGAGATCGACGACCGACTGACTGCGGCTGCGCTGGAGCGCCTGGTCAAGGCAGCTAAAAATCCCGCCCCGCTGATGCGGGGTATCGCCGCCGTCCTGATGGACGCCGTCGAGGAGAATTTTGCACAGCAGGGCCGGCCTAAATGGCAGGGGCTGAAACCCGGCGGCCGCCAGGGGCAGATCCTGCAGGACACCGGTCGGCTGGCCAGCAGCATTTCCCCGTCGAGCGATGCCACCAGTGCGATGGTCGGCACCAATGTCAAATACGCAGCCATCCACCAATTCGGTGGCCAGACCCGCCCGCATGTGATCCGCCCCCGGAACAAACGCGCCCTGGCGTTTGGTGGCCGCGTGGTCAGGTCGGTCAATCACCCCGGCAGCAATATTCCGGCCCGGCCATTCCTGATGCTGACCGATGGGGACGAGGACGAGATCGAGGCGACGGCGGCGGACTACCTGCGGCGAGTCATCGACGGCTGATACTGAAAACGCTCAACGCGCGCAACCGGCCTCTGCGGCGTTTAATGAGGCAGGACGAGCGCTGATGCATGATATTTGTGTTGCATGGATTCTAACGGCCGACTAACGGGCTAGGATACGTAGTTCTGAACTAAGGAGCTGCCGCACATGAACGCTACCGAAATTTTGTCGAATGCAGGGAATATCATTGCCGTGATTGGTGGGATATTGGCGTAGCGCAAGTGAATACGAGAAGTTGAACAAGGTAGTCGAGGAAGCCAAATCCTCGGTGAAGCACAAGTCAAGCCCATCGCTAACCCACTGAACCAGTTCAGGTAAACCCCTTTCTTCATGACCCGCACACTGCGGGTCATGCCACATCTGCCCCCCCAAATCGCCGCCCTGTCGGTCGAAATCACCCCCGGCCAAAAGGCGGTCAAGATCCTGCCGGCCGGCGAATTCCGCGCCCGTGACGGCCGCCCGGCCGACTGCCCGCATTGGGTGCTGGACAGCGTCAACGCGGCGCTGCTGGTTGCCCAGGCCGCCGCCCGTCAGACCCGCTACGCATTCGACTACGAGCACCAAACGCTGCGCGCAGCCGATAACGGTCAGCCGGCCCCGTCGGCAGGTTGGTTCTCCACGCTCGAATGGCGTGAGGGTGACGGCCTGTATGCCACCGACGTCGAATGGACCGCGCGTGCGGCAGCCATGATCGACGCCCACGAATACCTCTACATCTCCCCGCTGTTTGTCTACACGCCCGACGGGCGTGTGCAGGAACTCATCAACGTCGCGCTGACCAACAACCCCGCACTCGACGAGTTGCCGGAATTGTCCCTGGCGGCCTTATCGCGCCTGCTTTCCCCCGTGTCACATGAAAAAAAGGAACCCACCGTGGATCTCAACGCACTGCTCACCCTGCTCGGTCTGCCGCCGGGGACGAGCGAAGAACAGGCTAAGGCCAAGCTGGCCGAGCTGAGTACCCAAGCCGGCAAGGCCAGTGAGCTGGAAACCCGTGTGGCGGCACTGTCGGCCACCCAGGTCGATCCGGCCAAACATGTGCCGGTCGATGTTGCTCAAGCGCTGCAACAGCAGATTGCCGATCTGACCGCCCAGGTCAACGGCCGCGAACTGGACGAACTGGTGACGGCCGCGCTGTCCGACGGCCGTCTGCTGCCCGCCCAGGAAAAATGGGCGCGCGATCTGGGGGCATCCAATGTTGCGGCATTGCGTGGCTACATCGAGACCGCCACGCCGATTGCTGCATTGTCCTCGACGCAGACCGGCGGTCGTCAGCCGGTCATCGAGACCGCCACGGAACTGACCGGCGATGCGCTGGCCATCTGCTCGATGTTCGGCAATGACCCTGTGGCCATCAAAGCCGCGATGGGGGGCGAGCAATGACCGCGACTACTCAGGATCGCAACACCCCGCACCGGGGCGCAGAACTGCTGGCCGTCCCGGTCGGTGCCGGTGTCGTCATCCCGGCCGGCACCATGGTGGCGATCAATGCAACCGGGTTCGCCGTGCCGGGCGCCACCTCGACCACGCTCGCCTATCTCGGCATGGCGGATGCCGCCGCTGACAACCGCGACGGCACTGATGGCGCCATCGTCGTCACGGTACGCCGTGGTCGCCAGTTCAAGTGGGGCAATCACAGCGGCGACCCGGTTACCCAGGCTGGCCTCGGCCGTAACTGCTACATCGTCGACAACCAGACCGTGGCCGCCAGCCATGGCACCAACACCCGCAGCGTGGCCGGCCTCGTGCTCGGTATCGACGCCGATGGCGTGTGGGTTATCTAAAGGAATCCCATGCTCGTCAATGCCTCCAACCTCAAGGCGATTTTTGTCAACCTGCGGACTGTCTTCAATGGCGCGTTTGCTACTGCGCCGAGCCAATGGCAGCAGGTGGCCATGCTGGTGCCGTCGACCGGCAGGCAGAACGACTACGCCTGGCTGAGCCGGTTCCCGCGCATGCGCCGCTGGATCGGTGAAAAAGCAGTCAAGGCGCTGGAAGCCTCGAAGTACACCGTCGTCAACGACGACTTCGAGGCGACCGTCGAAGTCGACCGCAACGACATCGAGGACGACCAGCTCGGCATCTACAAGCCGCAGGCCGAGATGGCCGGATTCTCCGCCGCTCAACTGCCCGACGAAATCGTGTTCGAGCTGGTGAATCGCGGCTTCGTGGAAGCCTGCTACGACGGTCAGTACTTCTTCGACACCGACCATCCGGTCGCTGGCAAATCGGTCACCAACAAGGGCACCAAAAAGCTGTCGATTGCCAGCCTGGCCGCCGCCCAAGCCAGCTACGGCGCCGCTCGCGCGGCCATGAAGTCGATGAAGGATGATGAAGGTCGTCCGCTCGGCATCACGCCGGACGTGCTGCTGGTGCCGCCGGCACTGGAAGACGTCGCCAATCTGCTGATGACGGCAGAGAGATTCGGCAATGACCAGAACCCGTATAAGGGTACGGCCAAGGTGGTGGTTGCGCCGTGGCTGATCTCGGATACCGCCTGGTTTCTGCTCGACACGACCAAGCCGGTCAAACCGTTCATCTACCAGGAGCGCAAAAAACCTGCGTTCGTCGAGCAGACCGACCCGCAGGCCGACGATGTGTTCAACCGCAAGAAGTACAAGTTCGGCGCGGAAGCGCGCGTCTCCGGCGGCTACGGCTTCTGGCAGATGGCCTACGGCTCGACCGGGACGGAGGCGTAACCATGGCCGCCCCGCGCAAAGACCGCCGGCCGGCCACCCCGGCCACCCCGGCCACCCCGGCCACCGACACCGCCTCGGCCGAGCCCGCTACGCTCCCGCCTGTTGACCAGGGCGTGCCGGACGAATCCGGCAGCGTTCAGCTCGACGCAGCTGGCGCTGCATCGCCGGCGCTGACTCTCGCGCCGAGCGAGGTACCACCGCTGGCTGCCCCGGGCGACACTCAGTCCATCGCCATCGAGGTGACGGCCATCCGTGACGGTTTCCGCCGCGCCGGTCGTGTGTTCGGCCGCATGCCGACCCGCATTGACCTCGATGAGCTGACCGAGGCCGAGCTGCGCATGCTGCTGGACGAGCCGGCGCTGACCGTCGCCCCGCTGGCCGTCGACGCTGCAACGGCCAACTGGTCGAAAACCGTCGCGGACAGCGTCATCCGTCTGCGCGACCTGCTGCTGGCCATGCGTGGTTCCGGTTCCCGGGAGCGCTGACCATGTATGCGACCCGTGACGACATGGTGGGCCGGTTCGGTGAGGGCGAGGTGATCTCCCTGACTGACCGTGTCCGGACTGGCGCGATCGACGACGGCGTGCTGATGACAGCCCTGGCTGATGCCGGCGCCGTCATCGACGGCTATATCGGCGGTCGCTACACGCTGCCGCTGGGCACGCCGCCGAAGATCCTGACCGGCTACGCGTGCGACATCGCCCGCTACCTGTTGAGCGGGAGCGGCCGAATGGTGACCGACGATTGTCGTGATCGCTACCGCGATGCCATCCGGTTTCTGGAACACGCGGCCGCCGGCCGGGTCACGCTGGGTGGTATGCCTGGCGGTGGCTCGGCGCCGGTCGGCCAGACCGTCCAGTTCGAGGCTGGCACCCGCGTGTTCGCTCGTGGTGCGGGGGCATTCTGATGATCGTCACCCGCACTGAGGACGCCATCATTGAGCGGCTGCGTCGTGGTATGGGCCGCATGGTTCGGCAGATCGGCAGCTATGGCGGCGAACTGGATGATGAACTGGGGATCGCCATCGGCAATTTCCCCGCAGCCTGGGTCACATTCGGCGGCATCACGAAAACTGAACCGACCGGCACGTCCCGCCAGAAGTTCAAGGCGACCGGGCAGTTCGTGGTCATGGTCGGCGACCGCAATGTGCGCTGCGAGGACGCAGGCCGCCGTGGTGGTGCGGGCCCGAACGAGATCGGCAGCTACTCGCTGGTCTACGCGGTGCGCCGGCTGCTGTCGGGCCAGGATCTTGGTCTGCCCATCGACCCACTGCTTCCTGCCCGGGTGCGCACGCTCTACAACACCCGCGGCCGCGGCGATGCGTTCTCGGTGTTCGCCTGCGAGTTCCAGACCGCCTGGATCGAGGAGCCGTTACCGCGTGGCCACTGGCCCAGCCCACAGACCGTCGACGACGCTGATGCCGTCATCGCCCAAAACGATGGGCGACTGGAGGAGCCGCCACCGGATTGGCTGCGCACTGGCCTGAACTATCACCTGATCCCGGACGATGGCATTGCCGACGCTCGGGACATCATCTCCACCAGGAGCAAACCATGAGAGTGACAGCCGCACCCGGCCTGCAGGTGCCGAAAGAGGGTCGCCCGCGCGACTACATCACTGACGCCGCCATCATTGATGTGCCCGACAGTGCCTATTACCGCCGGCTGGTCGCCTGCGGTGACCTGGTTGAACCGGACAGTGCCAAAACTGCCGCCAAACCCAGCCGTAAGGAGGCCGCGTAATGGCCAGCCCGAACGTCAGCTTCGACAGCATCCCGTCCAGCATCCGCAAGCCGGGCAAGTATTTCGAGTTCAACACCAAGCTGGCCGTACGTACCCTGCCGGGCAACCTGCAGAAGGTACTGGCCATCGGCCAGCGCCTGGCCAGCGGCACCCAGCCGGCCCTGGTGCCGGTCGACGTGTTCAGTGACGAGCAGGCCGCCCAGTTGTTTGGCCGTGGCTCTGCTGCCCACCTGATGGCGCACGCCGCCATCACTGCCAATCCGTACCTGCAGCTGACCGTGATTGCCGTCGACGATGCCACCGCCGGGATCGCTGCCAGCGGCACGGTCACGCTGACCGGTCCGGCCACCGGCGCCGGGATCGTCAGCCTGTATGTTGGCGCCGCCCGCGTTGATGTTGCGGCCAGCAGCGGCGATACCGCTGCCGAGCTGGCCACGGCCCTGAAAACCGCGCTGGCAGCCAAGGCTGACTTGCCGCTGACGGCGACGGTGGCGGCTGGCGTGCTGACGCTGACTGCCCGCAACAAGGGCAGCTTCGGCAACGACATCGTGGTATCGAGTGCGGTTTCCGCGCCTGGCGTCACGGCCACCGTGGCGGCAATGTCCGGTGGCGCCATTGACCCCGATCTGGCCGACGCTCTGGCGGCTGTGGTCGGCGGTGGCCACCACATCCTGGTCAGCCCGTTTGCCGACGGCACCAGCCTGACTGCAATCCGCGCCCACCTGGAATTTGTCTCCGGCCCGATGGAACAGCGCGGTGCCATTGGCGTGTTCGGCTGGCCCGGCACGCTGGCGACGGGCACCACGCTGGCGGGTCAGATCAACAGCGGCCGCATCACCGGTGCCTGGCACCGTGGCTCGGTGCGCCTGCCGGCTGAAATCGCCGCCGGCTACGCCGCCGTGCTCGCCTTCGAGGAAGACCCGGCCCGC